GCTGTCTTGTATTGATCAATCACATTATTAAGTTTTGCAGTAATTTTTTGCTGATGCTGGACAATTGTAATTGGAACTTCTTTTCCAATATTATTTATACCACCTTGTACATAAGTCAGATTGGTTCTAGTAACATCATTAATTGTTACTCTTGCTTTATTTTCTTTGGTATCAATTTTAATCGTAAAGTTAACTTTATCATTACCAAATGCACCACAATCTATAAAGCCATCACAAGGATACGGGATATTACCTTTACCAATAATTGATCCAGTATTTTTATCTGCATACTGGATAACATTGTTTGCAGATTTAAATGATTGAGCAATCCAAATCTTTGAATCCTCAAAAATCTGATCTTTTGATTTATCTGGCACATCTATTACTTGTGAAATCTCTGGCATTGCCTGTTGTGTAGGTGTCATTGGTGTCATACACCCAACTAAACCTAAACTAAAAACCCCAACCGCTAATACTTTCTTCATACTTTCACCATTTATTGTAAAGTCCATCGTTATTAATAAGTTAAATTTAGCAGGTGGAAAATAAAAAAGCCACTCGATTGAGCGGCTTCTCTATTTTAAGCATGTAGTAGCTTTTCAGCACCAGCGGCCAAAAAAGCAGATCGGGTTTTAAATCTTTTATCCTTACCAACATTAGCATCAATCTTCCGAATTAATCGGCTTGGCAAAGTAACATTGATTTTCTCTGGCTTACCTAAGTAACGACTAACATCAACTTCAGTAACGGCCCAGATCATTCCTTTATAGTAGGTATCATCTAGAAACTTACCTACTTCAGATGCTAAAGGAATTTCCTCACCATCTTCAGCTAGGATTTCTAAATGACTAGAAATAGCCTCTTTTACGTTCTCGATAGCTTCATCTAATGTGTCGCCAGCACTAAAACAACCCGGAATATCAGGAACAGTGACACCAAATGCTTCGGTATCTGATCCTCGTTCAATTGCAATTGGATATAACATCTCAACACTCCATGCCCTTGGCATAAACATATCGCCCACTGCGTTATGGTTAGTTGTAAAGGGCAGATATTTAAAGTCAGGAAACAGCGGGTCAATTTAGACCCGCTTGCTTCAAAATGCTTTTAACAGTTCCGTTTGGTAAATCTTTTTTAGGATGCGGGATTGTAACTAACCCCTTTTTGGTTGGGTGTTTGAAGTGATGATGACTTCCTGTAACCCTAACCTCATACCAACCGTCTGCTTCAATCATTTTGATTAAATCCAGACTTTTCACACCATTCCCTTCTTAACTTGATGAAGCAATTATAACCCTAGAGTTATTTTAAGTAAATACCTCTAGGGTTATTTTTTAATAGGCTGCTTCATTTTTTTGTGAGAATCATCCAGAAAAATATTATCCATCGTAAAAATACAGTCGTTAAAAATATCTCTTTCGACTGGCAATTCGTAATGATCACAATATGCAGATATGGATGAAATATCCAAAGCTAGAGGAATGCCTTGCTCATAACGTCTTGAGCGCGAAATAACGTTATACGCCGATAAAATTGCATGTGAGGTAAATGAATATTCAGGCTTCTGAAATTCTTCTGGCTTTTTCAAGTTTAAGGCTTTGGCGATTGCCGTTTGTTTCTGGCCGTAGTCGTTCGCTTCTTCTTCTGAGTTGAACTTGGACCAGTTGTAGAGCTTGACGACTTTCCCACTACTTCATCCTTATAAGAATCCGCCTCTTTCTGGATTTTCTCAGCTTCTTTCAATACAAATAACCAAATTTGTACGCCAAGATCACCATCGTTTAAAAGCTTTGTCGCGTGTTCTGAGGAATATTCAGGCACAGTTTCAAATATTTCACCTTTTTCATTTTGCTCCCCAAACACTATTCCTTTCCAATCTTCAATTAGGTGACATGCAGTAGCTTCAAGAAGCAATTCACCATAAAGCTTATCTTCTTTTGAAGCTTTACTGACATCATAACCTTTGGAGGTAATTTGGTTGTTTGCACGTTCAAGGGCCACTTGATATGGCTTATAAGAGATACCACGAATTTTAAATTCAGCTAATACATTTCCTTCTTTATCAACGTACTCCCGCCATTTACTCACTGTTTTACTAGTCTGAATGGTTACTTTTAAAGCCATTTTCTACTCCAAAAAAAAGCAGCCATAAAGGCTGCCATCAGTAAAATTAAATTAAGGATTTGGGTTTGGTGCTGGAATACGGGTAATGATTGGCGATTCTTCAACTACCTTATATTCAAATGAAGCATTTAAAATGTCGCTGTTTCCACCACTCGGTAATGGTGCTGTAATTTCAGCTTTAGGAATAAAAATTTCGTAAGAATTACCCAAAGTGTCTGTAATTGGGACCTTCAATGAAATTGAAGTGTTGGTGAACTGTTTTTCGTACATGTCTGAAGTATTTCGTGACCATGCAGCAGTAAATGAACCTGTGCCGGCTGCAAGTGTTTCTAAAATAGCTCTAGCATTGATTCCTTCACCTAAGCATTTTTGCAACTTCATAGTGTTATCCCATTTGAATGAGAATTGCGTCAAGCAAGAGATACCTGCTTGAGATACCCCATCAAGTAAGATTTCACCAACAGAAACATTAGATAGCTTAGGACTGTTATCTGCTGGAGTTACTGCCCCAGCGGGTGGTGTTGAGAAGTTAGTTCGACCTAAAGCCATTAGGCCAAATGCCATCGAAATTAAGCCTGCTTCAGGAATTTCAATACTAAAGGTATTTACATGACAACCTCGGAAAACGTGGTAATCATTTACGTCTTCAAAGCCGCGAAGTACTGAGAATGTTTGGCGAAGTGCCCCACCAAAAGTAAGGACATTGGATGACCAGCTATTAAAGGCTGCCGCTGCCATTAAATCTTGCACAAGTTGGCTATATTTTGCCTCACACTTTAATTCACCGGCATATTCTGCGCCTGTAATCATTGATGAGCGAGCAATGCGCCCGCTAGTGATAGACTTTGACTCTTCTTTAGAAACTGTTGCATCCAAGCCGTTATCTGTAAATTCAAATGTAGTCCGAGCAAACGGTGTCGGTGTTACACCTACCGTTGTTTCTCTTGCAATTTGCGTTATCTGACGCGCACCACTCGACATGGCTTATTACTCCTAACTAGGCATAAAAAAAGCCACCCGAAGGTGGCCGTTAAATTTTTGGCGTAAAAAAACCGCCTTTTGGGCGGTGTGATTTAATTTAAGTAACTATCTTTCATATCAATTGACTGTAAATCCAATGGTCACATTCTGCTGCACAAAATCTCCATCTTTACCTGCATCTATTGTTTGACCCTGAAAACATTCTAAATGCTCGAATCTGAAATATTCAAAATGGGAAAGCAATTCAACACTTAATACAGTTATTTCCTCGTCTCCAGTATTCGGTCTTGCAAAGCATTGGATCAGGATATTTCCTGTGCGGCGAGTGCAAGGCTTATCAGCTAATCCAGCAATGAAACTTGGCCCCCATTTAATTGTCAAACTACACCATAAACCTTTAGTTGGTACCGTAAAGCCTGGAGCATTTGGATATTTAATTCTGTCTTGAGAAATTCCTGTGAAGCTCATCATACGGTCGACTATTGCTTGCCTAGCTTCCTCTAAAGTCATTGCCATTTAGCCACCATACTTTTGAGTAATGTAAGTAAACGTTGTGCTGTAGATACCCAACGGAGCTTGATCAGACCAACCATTCTCTAAGCGCTCAGCATAGGGCTGGTTGTTTTGAATATAGATCAAACTACCAAGTTTAAATTTCACAGCTTGAATCGCAGCATCTTGCAATGCATTAGTAGAAGGCTCTCGCACACCGTAATCACCAGATCCAACAGAAACAATGTGAGAAGCCCGATAAGCTCCAGTATCCACTGGACTAGAAACAACAAGTGATTGCAGTGTATCCATGGTGATTTTCTTCACATGTTCATCTGCCTGTTTCGCAACTTCAAAACTAAAGCTGGTCGGCTTTACTCCAGTCCACCCCATTGATCATCTCCACTTTAACTTTGCCACGCAATATTCTTGTGCAAAGCCCATCTTTGCGCTTATTAACCTTGTATGGATACTGGAAGCAACAAACCAAACCCTGTTCCTCATTCGCCCAAAGAACATGTTTAATTTCATTGTTATTCACATATATTCTGCGATTGCCTTTACCATCATTCACGCTATGGAACATTTTACTTCTCGCTTTCTTCATACATTTTAAAAAGGTCTTGAGCAATCGATTGAATTGAATAAGCCTCAAATTCTGAACTGGGCTCTTTTTCTCCCATCAACTTCTTAACCTTCTGCCAAACATGAACTGCTTCATGTAAAAGCAATCCGTACACTTCAATTAAATTCCTTTCTGAAGTATCACCAAGTTGAACAACTGCATAAGTACCATCAGAATAGAAATCAACTTGTGCCGCTGCGCCTTCAACAGACAAGAACTTATCAACGTTATTCATGTCCTCGAATAACAGATCCATGTGAAGCTGATTTCGAGCAAGCGTGTACTGCACATGTTGAAATGGTGAGATATACCATTCAGGAACATAATCTGTACTTATCATCTAGACTCCTAAATTGCGCCCATTAAAAAACCCGCCGAAGCGGGTGTATTTAACATTTTTAGAACTAACCAAGCCCAATAAAAACTTTAGTACCCTGAATAGTATTACCAGAAAAAGATGAACCGCCAATATTTAAACCCATTGGGCTCCCCGTAATATTTAAACCTAGAGGTCTTAGATCAATATAAGAAATAAGTATATTGCCCGCCTGTTTCTTTTTTACTCTTAAGACTTTGATCGTTTTTTGGAAGTAAATTTCAATAACGCCTTCTTCAGGTTTTGTTACGATAATTTCCTTATCTGTAGAGATATTTTCATCAACAAGTAAGATTAATTCTTTCGATTTAGGACTTTTAAGAGCTTGTAACCAGATCTTTGGTTCTTTACCATCTCCTACGATTAATGGCAATTTATCACCTAGTGAAAATGGAAAACCACCATCAATAATTTTATTACTACAAATATTTAGCTCTTTAATTTCTTTAAAGTTTTCAGGGAGATTTTGGAGACTATACATTACTTCTCTTTCGCTCCTACTATAGATCTAGTGGGCGGGTTATCTTTAAAATGCTGTTCAATTTTTGAAAAAACAGCTTTTTTAGGGTTAAAAATAAATAAACCTATGAAGTACCCGATTAAGGCTAACATTAAAGCAGCTAAACCACCAATAATTTCATAGGGTTCTACTTGTGCATTATACCCAAGAGATTGTGCAATATACCGCCCACCACTTGAAATTAAAAGTCCCAGACCGATCGATAATATCGTTGTAACATATGCATCATATTTCCTAATAGGACTTTTTAAAATATAAAAATCATTAAGTGAAAGATGATAATCTGCCTGAGTGGTAACACTATATCCAGTAGACATTAATGCGTTATCCACCTGTACTGTTACTTGAATATTCTGATTATTAGTACTTTGCTGTTGCACATTAATTTCACCTCAAGAATTTTGGTTATTATAATTAAAATACTAAAAAATCCTATACCTTCCTCAACTGACATTTCCAAATAGTAGAGGCTGGATCCTGTTGAATATGAATTACCCGGAATGAACCTAAGGCTGTTAACCATTCATCATCAATTTTTGGAGTCATAGTTACTTCATTCTGCAGCACTGTAGCCTTTTTATCTGTGGCCAGTACTCCAAGCGTCTGAATCTCATATTGACTGTATGAGCCAAACAGAACGCCACGCCCTTCATAATGCTCAATGATGTTTTCCGAAGTATTTGTCTTAGGGTTCCAGTTGGTACTAGTAACGCGGTCACAAGTAAAAGAATGAACGGCGTCCGCTAAATCATCATTAAATGCTTCGGTAATATCTGCCTGAATTTCGTCACGTAAGCCCATTAGATTTTCCTAACAAAAAATACAGCTTTTCGTTTGCTGTAAGGCTTAATCAAATCAAGAATGAATTGCTCAATCGCACTAAGCTTTACTGATCCGTCCTGATATTCCTTTTCAGTTTCAACCGTATCAGCTTTGACTTTCTTACGTTTTAGTGCCTGTTCCTGCCCTTGATATAGATCACCTTTCATAATGCCCTTGATTATTTGATATGAGGCAGTTTTTAGAGGTTCAGGAACTTGGGTAACGTCTTCATAAGGCTTTACGTTACGTGCTAACAGATATGCCTCGGCCATTTGGAGGAATTGAGCCTTATCACTGGCAGATAAAGCATCAAAGCCTTCAACATGTTCTATCGCTTCTTGTTCAGTGATAAAGCTCATGGTTTATTCCTTTGGAATTAATGCTAAAAGTTCTTCTTTTTTAGCACCTGATTCAAATGCAATACCTTTTTCAGTTAACACAGCTCGAAGTTCATCAACTTTAAGCCCTGCATAGTTAATTGGTTGTGGTTGAGTATCACTTGGTTTTTGGCCGTCTTCAGGTGTTTGACCACCTTCACCTGCTTCCAGTTCAGAAATACGTGCTTTCATTGCCTCAGGATCATTTTGGAAGGCAATGAATTCACCTTTCAAAGTTGCCAGTTGTTTTTCGAGTTCAGCAATTTTTGTTTCTGTCATTTGTTGTCTTTCCCGTGCACGGTTAAATGATGAAAGTCCCATATGTGGATCTCCAAATAGTTAAGGCGGTATTACCCGCCTTTTTGTTATTTGATCTTGTGCTTGAATGCCACAATGCGGATCTGTTTTGGATCGTAAACACGTTCCCAGTTTGCAGCTGTTGCTAGACCAGCGTTATTAGGAGCAATACCTGTATCGCCTGCCCACTTAATGCCGCGAGGGTGCAAGACAAAGTGACGGCGGTTAATAAGAATGTCAGTACCCGCTAAACTGTCACGGTCTGTTTCTACACCAACCGGTGCCCCAATATCTTGGAAACCAATCGCGCCATAACCAAACAAGTAAGAAGTAAAGACATCGCCTTCAACAGGCATGCCGTCATCTACAATCACACGGCGATCCATAAAAGTTTTGTAAAGCACTACACCATCAGCATCACGCACAGTTTCAATTAAACCTTGCTTGGCTAGTGCTGCCATTGTGAAAGAGTGCATTGAAATCGCTGTTAATTTATCAACAGCATCACCCAGTTTATAAGATGCATCGATAAATGAATGACCATCAATTACGGCTGCTGCTCCAGTACCAGCCGAAATGTCATGGGTATTACCTGCCATGCTTGCAGACCCAAATACACCTTTAAGTGTATTTACGGTAAACCCCTGAAATTCACGAGCCCAGTAATCTGCTACAAGATCAGCAATCGCACCCAATGGGTCATCACCAGATAATGCTTTAGATAAATCATTTGCACCCCATGCCTTACCACGGGCATGCAAAATCGCAATATCTTTACCAGCAGTGATGTTATTAACCCCAAGAGCTTTACCATCTGAAAGTACTTCAGACTCACCGCTTAAATCATTCCAGAAAGGAATATTTACTGTGGTACCGCCTTCTGTACCAAAAGCAACTTTTTCATCAAGCTCCCCAACAATGCCTGACTGCCATAAAGCAGACTTTTCGGCAGTTTTATTTAATACGTACGGAGTGAATAACTCGGGTACGATTACATCAGCAATTTTTGTCTCAGCCATTAGGCTTTACTCCTTAAAGTTTAATACCGTGTTTTGCCGCTAGCTCTTTAGCTAGTTGCGGATTTTCATTTCGTAATTGCGCCAATTTGGTCATATTTACCGAGCCATCTGCTTTGAGAATGTCTGGCTGACCTTTTGAGTTGTTACTACCTGGTGCGCCCATACCATTTGGTTTTGGCCAGAAATACGGTTTTTGCTCACGTAGAGACTCAACCCACTCTTTTGGCGATAATGCTGTTTGGCCATCTTTGCCGATGACCACATCCCCGTTTTCATCAACTGCCACAGCTTTGCCATTTTCATCTAATGCGAACTTTGACTGAGCTAAAAAGGCAATATCGGCAGTAGCTTCAGGCAATGCTTCAAGCTCAACAGCAGCCTGTACAATTTGGCTCTGAATCACTGATTGCTTGAACTTTTGTGCATAAGCTTCGGCTTTATCAGCACGTTCTTTTTCGGCTTTCAGTAATTTTTCATGTTCTTCGCGCATCTTCTCGGTACGCTTCTGAATCACTTCGTTAACCTTGCCGTCTGCGATTAATTTGGCCTCTTCATCCTGGTCAAGTTGAGCAAAGACTTTTTTA